CTTACGCAGACTTCTCTTGAGGCTGCGTTTGAGTATTTCGATGGGCTTGTGGACGAGGCGGGTATCAAGCTTTCCATTACTCCAGACACCCTCCTTATCCCGTACAAGCTGAAATGGGTAGCCAACGAGCTTCTAAAGGC